CGGTGCAGAATAAAGGTGATGACCGTGGAGACTTTGTTAAGATCAAACGCAAGGTCAATAAGAAAGACGGTTCAATTCGTCCATCACCTGTAATTAAAGATTCCCAAAACAATACTTGGGATGGTAATCTTGTAGGTAATGGTAGTCTAGTTAATGTTAAGTTTACTACTTATGATTGGACCTATGCTGGTAAGAGTGGGGTAGCGTCAGACCTTATGGGAGTACAGGTAGTTGATCTAGTACCCTTTGGAGGTGACGGGTCAAACTTTGATACCGTTGATGGTGGCTATACTGTAGGTACACAACAACAAGAAGAAGGAGAAGATGTACCGTTCTAAGTAGTTTCACTAGGGTCTACTATTCTCATTAAAGCCTATCGTTAATGAGACTATGGGTAGAATTTATAACAGGTGTGGAGAGGGACTGTTATTTTGTTAATTCACAATAGGAATACAAATGAATAAAGCTTTAATTATTGGAGGTTCAGGCCAAGATGGTTTTTACCTTAGTCAATTTCTTTTAGGGCAAGGCTATCACGTTCATTCTCTTGTTCGTAGATCGTCAGTAAATAACTTTGAAAGGATAGATCAACTAGAAAGTAAAGTAAATTTCCATACATCTTATGGAGATTTGACTGACGCTTCAGGATTACTTAGGGTAATTAAAGAAGTACAGCCTACAGAAATCTATAACTTAGGTGCACAGTCTGATGTAAGAATATCATTTGATATACCAGAGTACACAGGAGATGTAGATGGACTAGGTACTACCCGTTTGCTTGAGTGTATTAGAACTTTAGGGATGATTGATACCTGTAAGTTCTATCAAGCATCTACATCAGAACTGTATGGTAAGGTACAAGAAGTACCACAGACAGAGACTACCCCCTTCTACCCTCGCAGTCCTTATGGTATAGCTAAACAGTACAGCTATTGGATGGTAAAAAATTACCGCGAAGCCTATGGATTGTATGGATGCAACGGTATTCTATTTAACCATGAGTCTCCAATGAGAGGAGATAATTTTGTTACACAGAAGATCGTTAAGGGTATTATAGATATCATGTATGGTAAGAAAGAATACCTTACAGTAGGTAATCTAAATGCTAAACGTGATTGGGGACATGCTGCTGATTATGTAGAAGGCATGTGGTTGATGATGCAACAAGATAAACCTGACGATTATATTCTTGCTACAGGTAAAGCACATTCCATAAAAGAATTAATTGAGTATGGATTTAATAAATATCTTGGTGTACAACTACAGTGGGAAGAGGAAGGAGTTAATGAAATAGGGTTTGACATTAAAGAAAACTCAGAGTATAAAGGTATCCTAGTTAATTGTAGTCCTGAGTTTTATCGTCCAACAGAGGTTGATCTATTGTTGGGTGATCCTACTAAGGCAGAAAAAGAACTAGGATGGGAGAGAGAATATTCTTTCCATGATTTGATTGATGAAATGTTTGAGTATCAACTAGAAAGGAAATCAAGTTAATGACTACTGATCAAAAAGTTCTTCGCGCTTTGCAGAAGCGTATGCGTGTTACTCGTAAGACTGCCATCCAACGTGGGTGGGCAGAGAATCTTACAGCATCTATTGCGTCTCTCCGTAAACGTGGTTATGAGATTGATACAGTCACGGCTAAGACACCGGAAGGTGAAAACTATACACGTTATCGTTTGAACGAAGTTTAAAGGATTAGACAGAATGAGTAATAAAAAAATAGATACATTGGTAGAAGATATATATTCACTCTTCACTTCAGAAGAAAAAGTGAATGTATCTGAAGATGATCTAGCTGTATTAGCAGAAGAGATTACTCGTTCTGTCTCCTTTGCTCTTACTGAAAGCCGTAAGAAAAAGAAAACTTTAAGGCTATCTCTTATTGGTCAACCAGATAGAAAGATTTGGTACAACTTAAATAAGGAGGACAAGGAAGATGGAGAAGGCTTGAAAGGAAATGACTACATAAAATTCTTGTACGGTAATATCCTTGAGAGTCTTCTCGTCTTCTTGTGTAAGGCAGCAGGACATCCAGTTACAGATCAACAAAAAGAATTAAAGATTGACGGTATTGTAGGTCATCAAGATGCTAAAGTAGATAATGTCTTGGTAGATTTTAAGAGTGCTTCAAGTTTCTCCTTTAAAAAGTTTAAGGAAGGTGCTATATTTACAGACGATCCTTTTGGTTACATTGCACAACTATCTGCTTACGCTCACGCTAACAATGTAAAAGAAGCAGGGTTTGTAGTTATAGATAAATCTAGTGGAGAGATAGCCTACTGTCCTGTCCATCATATGGAGATGATAAATGCAGAGGAAAGAATCAATCACCTCAAGAAGATGGTCAAGTCTCCTATCCTACCTGATAGGTGTTATGACGATATTCCTGACGGCAAGTCTGGCAATCGTCGTCTTGCTGTTGGCTGTAATTTTTGTGAGCATAAACGTGACTGCTGGTCTGATGCTAACGGTGGTGCAGGGTTACGGGAGTTTAAATACTCAAACGGTTCAAAGTTCTTAACACAAGTAGAACGCACACCTGATGTAGAGGAGGTTATTAATTTTTAAAGAACTATCACAGAAAGAAATTAAACTTATGGTAGAAAAATATAGGTCAGGTAGCGAAAGAACTACAGCAGAATATCTAAGAAGCGTAAAGGTTAAGTATGAGTTTGAACCGTACTACATTCCTTATATGTGGATTGAATCTAAAAGATACTTACCAGACTTTATCCTACCGTCAGGTATAATCTTAGAAGTTAAAGGTAGGTTCACTTTAGAAGATAGAAAGAAACATTTGTTTCTAAGAGAATCTAATCCTGATCTTGATGTACGGTTTGTATTTGATAGACCAGCAAGCAAGCTATACAAAAGGAGTAAAACAACTTATGCAGATTGGTGTAACAAGCATGGCTTTAAATATTGTAAGTTATCAGATGGTTTACCTGACAGTTGGTTAGATGATAAAAAAAGAAAACCTTCTGGTAGAGTTAGAAAAGCTAGTAGAAAATCAAAAGGCACCGCCACAACAACTCCTGTTTCTTAGTGTACTATTACAGGCTATGTTAGATGCTACTAAGCCTGAACATAATAAAGAATCACATGAGTCTATCGTCTCAAGAAACAATGCAAAGGCTTGGTTCTTTGCATCTGTAGGTGTGACCGCTGAAGATTTCTATACTGTATGTGACATAGCAGGAGTTGATCCTGACTATGTTCGTACCTTTGCTTACAAGGTAATTAAGTCTAAAGAAATTAGCTACGTAAGGAAAAGAATTAATGCCGTCCTCACATTTGACTAGGAGTAAAAAGATGGATAGAGATACAGAGATTGCACAACTATATGCAGCACTTCCTAATTTTAAATTTGATGAAGGAGAATATATAGATGAGGTACATGAGTATGTTACCTCTACATATAAGGAACACTATGCAAAAGGTAAGTACCAAGCCACTGATGTAATACTAGATAGCGGCCACGGTGAAGGCTTTGTAATGGGTAACATCTTAAAATACTGGAAGAGATACGGTAACAAAGAAGGTAAGAATAGGAAGGACTTGTTAAAGATTATTCACTATGCCATAATCATGCTTTATGTACATGATCATATTAACAAAGGAGTTTAGTATATGCCCACCTTTCGATCTAATGAAAACCCTATGTTCCGTTCTAAGTTTAGTGAGGATATCTTCAAACATAAGTATGCTCATCATGGTTGTGAGACATGGGCAAGCCTAGCATCTGTACTGGTCGAAGATGTTTGTTCTCCTCAGTTGAAACAAGATGAGATAGATCAGCTTAAAGAATATATCACTGATTTAAAATTTATTCCCGGTGGTAGGTACTTGTACTATGCTGGTAGACCTAACAAGTTTTTTAATAACTGTTATCTTTTAAAAGCAGAAGAAGATACACGTGAAGATTGGGCAGACTTATCATGGAAGAGTGAGTCATGTCTAATGACAGGTGGAGGTATTGGTATAGACTATTCTGTATATCGTGAGGAAGGTAGGGTGTTGTCAGGTACTGGTGGCCTTGCTTCTGGTCCTATCCCTAAGATGTTAATGATCAACGAAATTGGCCGAAGGGTCATGCAGGGTGGTAGTCGTAGGTCAGCTATCTATGCCAGTATGAATTGGAAACATGCAGATGTAAGTAAGTTTCTTGTAAGTAAGAACTGGTACGATATGCCAGTAGGTAATACAGGATTTAATATTGGTCAGGTTAAGGAACAAGACTTTAACTTTATTGCGCCGTTAGATATGACTAACATTAGTGTTAACTACGATACAGAGTGGTTACTTAACTATTGGGAGACAGGAGATGTTGGGTCTACTTTTAAGCAGAATGTTCGACAAGCCTTACAGACCGCCGAACCGGGATTCTCGTTTAACTTCTTTGATAAAGAAAATGAAACGCTACGTAATGCGTGTACTGAAGTTACTTCGCAGGATGATTCAGATGTTTGTAACTTAGGTTCAGTCAACCTTGGAAGAGTAGATACTATAAAAGAATTTAAAGATATTGTTCACTTAGCTACTAAATTTCTTATGTGTGGTACGCTTAAAGCAAAGCTACCTTATGATAAAGTCTATAAAGTACGAGAGAAGAATCGTAGGCTTGGTCTAGGTCTAATGGGTATGCATGAGTGGTTGATTAAGCGAGGTTCTAAGTATGAAGTTACTGATGAA